CGCTGCAACCCTGATAATTACACGATCTGGGATACGGAGAAACTCCGCAGGGATTACCAGGCTACCGAGCTTCTTCGGAAGTGCGATGGTCTGCCCCTCAAAGATGTCGATCCAACCCAAGCGTGTGTGTCAGCGTTCTATGAGTCCGAACGCCAGTGTTACCGAACAAACACTTTTATCAACGGCATTACCACTTCTAAACTCCCCAGCGTTATTACGACTGGGGACAGTGGTGAAGCCACCATCCTCTTGGTGTTGAGGAGGGCGCAGTCTTGGCTTCGAAAGATGCTAGGAAGATGTCCGAGTATCGGTGAGCTGGACGTAAGGCATGGACCTGGTTCTACGTTCGAGTCGAAATCGTGGCGAAAACCGTCAACGCAACAGACGGTGTACGATAAGATCGCCGCGTCACCCGCTTTAACCGTAGATGCCCTACCGCACCTTGTCGAGTGGTGTGAATACGCCACTTTACACGATGAGATGTGGAACCTCTACGGCAATCTAGATCTTGCCACAAACGTCGTTCGCGGGAACCGATTCTTCATGGTGCCCAAAGACGCAACTACCCATCGCGGCGCTTGCGCCGAGCCGACGGGTAATGTCTTTCTCCAACTTGGCCTAGGCCAGTGGGTGAGACAGCGGCTAGCATTGTCCGGTATCAGCCTCGTCAGAGGCAAGGACCTCCATATGCGGTTAGCAAAGGAGCTCTCCCGGAGGGGAGAGGGTGCGACAATAGATCTATCTAGAGCAAGCGACACAGTGGCGACTAGTCTCGTTCGGCTGCTTCTGCCGGCGGATTGGTTTGCCATGCTCGACGATATCAGGTCTAAATACACTTTCATGCCCTACGATGAAGCAGGCGGAAAATTCCCCGCCTTTACGCCGATTCGTTGGGACGCTGCAGGCAATCTCGTGAGAGACCCTGTTGTTGATGGGAGGTGGATTAGGCTTGAGAAGTTCTCCTCTATGGGGAATGGGTTTACTTTCGAGTTGGAGACAGCAATCTTCGCCGCCCTTGCTCACGCATGTGGCGGTAGAGTCGGATGTGACACCTTCGTCTACGGCGATGATATCATCGTCGAGGATCAGGTTGTCGCTAAACGTCTGCTTAGATTGCTTGATTTGACAGGGTTCACGCCCAACGAAAGAAAGACCTTCGTCAACTCGCACTTCCGCGAATCCTGCGGTGGAGATTTCCACAACGGTGCGTGGGTTCGCCCCATGTACATCAAGGAGATACCCAATGATCCCGCAGGTTGGATTTCTATGGCAAACGCAATGTGGAGGACCGCCCAGCTTAACCACAGCATGGACGTATTCCACACTCCTCGACTTTATGTCTTGGATTGTGTGCCTGTTGAGATTCGTCGGTGCAGAGGACCTGAGGTTTTAGGCGACTTGTTGATTCATGATCGCCCTGAAAACTGGTCTTGCATCGTGCGCAGGAGTAGAAGGTTCTTCAAAGTCTGGCGCCCCGTCATGGACCGCATATCGAGTGATCGGTACTGCGGTTTAACGCGGCTAATCGCCAACATTAGTGGAGTGAAGCCTTCACGATGGACTGAGAAGGGGCCTCACCATGACGTTGTCCCGAGGGACGGCGTTGTGGGCTATAGGTTTGGGAGAGTAGTTTACTCCTAAAGGTTGACAGGCGGTCCGAAGGGACCGTTCTGAGCGGTTTCTCAGGATAAACTCTGAGAATGGAAGGGGTGGTATGTCCCACCTTACAGGGGG